CGATCCACTAGCAATCGCAGAGACATCAAAAAACGGTATCTCTGTTACTGCGCTTACCACGGTAGTGCTTGTAAAGGCCACGATCCTTGCTCTGCCTTGTGGGGTGGCATTGATGTATTGGCCAACAGAGCCAGCACTAAACACCGCAGAACTAGCAGTAAGAGTAACCTCACCAGACTTAGCGCTTGGCGTCAAAGTACCCGCTGGGTTAGATAGTGCAATAGTGAATGCGTACTTTGGAATACTGATAAAAGTAATATTGCTCACCGTCCAGGTTGAGTCACTACCACCACGCACAATCTTGATGGGGGTGATGTCTTTGTGGACAATGATCAATGTGTCTGCAGACTGAGTCCAGACCATGGTGGACAGAATAGAACTGGTCACCGCAGTTACAGGCAAAAAATCAAGACCCCCGCCATTGATGTTGGTGATCTGAGTCTTATCCTTAAAGATATGCATTCTCTGGTTGGTAAAGATCAGCATATAGCTGTCATCCACAGAGAACTCAAAGGCCACCGAGCGAGTGCCATCTTGAGGTGCTGCAGCACTTGGTAGTTCAAACAAGTACTTCAACCCACCACGCCTACGCACACCACCTTGTGGCTGCACAATGACGTTAGTCAGTGTCTCAGCCCCATTTTCATATTGCTTTAAATCAACCCTAGCCCTCAACAGCGGATCTAATTCACCGCTACTGAAGTTGGTTTGAAAGGTAACTAATCGAGCCATTAGTTCCTCACAGCAATCAGGCTGAAGTCTTCAAAGCTCTGGGTGGTATTGCCCTGGCCATCAATGACCATGGCCGTACGTAAGAAACCACCACGGTTATTCTCAGCTGGTCCACCAGTAGCAATGCTTTGCCAGTACTGGGTCTTACTAATCTGATCTGTGATTGGGTCTGCCAAGTGCCAGGTCATCATGTACTTGAGCAGCTGAATGAAGTAGCTAGGCATCTCCGACTCAGTCGGCAGATATTGGTAGTCAATGACTACTGTCTCTTCATTGGTCAACAGCTTGTCACCTTGGATGACCCAGTCTGTATAGGTTCTAGCACCAACTTCTGCAGAGTTGTAGGCTCTGCGAATAGTGCCAAGACGGTCTGATGGCAGCTGGTATTCGTATTTGTACTGGTTCACTGGCGTGTTTACTGTCTGCGCCAGCGCAACCTTTTTAAAAGTAAAGCTCCAGGGATAAGACTGGAGCGTAGATTTCTTAATATCTGGGTAGATGCGATCACAGATATTAGATGCGTCAGTACCCTCATTAAATGAAGATATTGACTTAGCGCCTAGCATAAGCAGGGCGTCTGAGCATACTTTTAGATCTGTATCACCACTAGCCATAGTTCACCCCAAAATGTGAGAAAGGCCAACCTCCAGATAACTAGAAGTTGGCCTACTTACTTGACTACTGATTAATCAGTATCTGTTGAAGTTATGGTCACACCGTCAGTAATGTCAACAACTCCAGCAGAAGAGTTTGCATTTACATAAGCAGTAGACAACACTGGTGTGCCACCAGAGGCAGAGATACAAAAAATAATATCGTTTACTTTCAACTGTGCGGAAACAGTGTTGAAATAGCCAGAGGCACGAATTACTGATTGAGCATCAGCGCTGGTGTACGTCCAAACTTGTGGAGCATTGCCAGCCTTTGATTGGCCACCAATAGGGTTAAAACCCGTTAAAGAAAATGCCATGATGTGTACTCCTTATTCTGTGCAAGTGATGTCAACGCAACCACCAGCGTCAATAGCAATGGCGCCAGCACTAAACATTGAGCTAACTAAATAACTAGTTTTTTCTGGGACGTAGTTGATTTCACTTCTGATTGCCATGCTCTCGGCCATGCCGACTGCCATCTTGTGATAGGCATACACCTTGCGGGTTTGACCAGAACCACCACCAGTTAAACCAGTTTCAGAACGGTCACCAATAGTGATAAACGTAAAGCCCATGAATGTGTTGATATCACCTTGCACCAATGCTTTGACGCTGTTGAAGTCAGAACTTGTGACAGCAGTCTCAGACAAAAGGCTAGACAATTGTGATGCATGGATCAACATATAGCGATCTTCTGCGGGTACGTTTGAAGTGTTTAGCAAACGTGAAGCCTCACGCAATTTAGCCATGTTCAAGTTAGTACCAGCGCCACCGATGCTAGTAGCAACTGTCAAGCTGGTGCTTGATGCTGCCAATGCGTCAATGATCATCTGGTCTGATCTACGTCCAATAGCCTTGGCAACAACTTGCACCAGTTCTTGGCGCTCGTCAAAGTTAACATGAGACTGAGAAAATATATCTGAGTATTCAGCAGCAATGTAGTCAGTTAACGTGACGGTTGCTTGTGAGTAGGTCACATTTAAAGGTGTGACATCAGTCTGTGGTACACGAATTTGTGCAACGCCAGAGCCGATCTTTGGGAATTTGTGTGTAGTCGCTGTAACGCCAGTACGCAAACGGACAGTGTTACGCAAGACCGCATCAGCTTGATACGCTTGTTTAACTTCCGTGTCGAACAGGGTTACAAATGCGGTGGAAATGCCAACTGCCATTTGTGTTCTCCTAGAAAACTATTGATGAAATGTTTATCGCCAACGGTTGTCCAGAAAGCTCTGGGCCAAGACTTGTGCCTTACAGCGCACCCCTGGATAGACTACTATCGTCACTGGCCTTGCGGTTGTCAGTGCTTACATTCTAAATCATATTTTTAAAATTGTGTCAACTATTAATTAAAAAAAAGCCAGGCTGTTACACCTGGCTATAAAGTTGGCAACTGCTTGCCGTTAACCGTACATCTTCTCAAACAACTTCTCTACCTTTGCTCGGTAGCTTGGGTTTGTCTTGTACTCTGGGTTGGCCACCATGGCGCTCAACTCATCTTTGGACAATGAGCCAGCAGCATCTGGCTTTAGAGTGTCAGTAGGTACTCTACCCTCGTAGGTTTCTCTCATCTTTTGTAAGGCTTTAATTCCAGTAGCGGTATCACCCCAGCGGGTAAACTCTTGGAACTCGTCCTGGCTCCAGATACCCTTTTGCACCATGCCTCTGCCCCAGCCAGCCATGTTGTTGATGATGGCCTTAGCATTAGGTCCAAGTTTCTCCATCTCGTCTGCCATGCTCTGGCGGGTTTCTGCTATGTTATTGGCGCCAATACCAGTGACCTCACGTGCTAGGTCTTCAAAGGCTTGCTGGCTAATACCGTACTTCTGCGCCCAGCCCACATAGCTTTTGACCACTGGGTCATCATCTTTGAGGCCTAGACCGCCAATGTCGTACTCTCCATTCTCTGGCGCTTTGTGGCCACCAGCTCGAAACTTCTTCTCTAGCTCCACGTAGGATTTGCTGATTCCCTCTAGGTCTGGCTCCTGATTGTCTTTGTTCCAGAACTTCTCTGGCCAGAAGTCAGGGCGCTCCAGTGGGGTATCGTCTTGCGTTGGGTCACCTTGAACGTGACTGATTGCCTGCTCTTGGCCCTCGGTTATCGTCTGGTCTGTGCTTTCCTCTGCACTAGCCAGCAGGCCTGGGTTGTCATTTGCATCACTCATCTTTGTTTAGCCTTTCGGATTCTATTTTCAATATCCCGAACCACGCTGTTCTGTCCCTCACGAAACACACCCAGCGAACTGTCCGAGCCTGGTTGCCAGCAGGGCTGCTCAAGATAGAACTCTCGCAGCCACGCCAACACTTTTTGACCTTCAACGCTGGCAAAGGTTTTTGCCACCTGGAGGTTCAGATCCACCCTATCTTGATCAGGCTCAAATGCAGTAGGCTCTGCCTCAAGATCATCCCATCCACTCATACGTTTCCTTTTCTTGGCAATATGTGCCAGTATTATTTTTGTTTGTAGTTTGTCAATTTTCTTAGACATTTTCCCTTAGAAAAACACCAAGAAGTTGCTGTTTGAGCCGCTAGGCGCAGGAGGTGCTGTAAATATCCACTTTTGTAGTTCAGGGGTCATATACCAGTTGTCCCTGTCATTTCTTCACTTTGATTTGGGCTTGTTGGAAAAGTGATAGATATAGGAAAACCCTCTTGTTTTGTCACATCCCTCAAGGCTTGCCTATATGTTGCCCACTCTGCCTTGTTAACAGTTGAATCAGATAATTGAGTCCAATCTGACTGTGCCAATAGGTAATTTCTTTCTATCCTAACCCTAGCCGCTTGATTGAATAAGTCTGCTTGTAGTTCATCAGTTGTCTTGTTTTCAACAACTACTGTGTAGCACATATCGCCAATCAGGTATGGCGTTGTAGGACTTAACTTCTGTGTTTTAGGATCGTGGTCTAACCATACAGTCACTTGGTGATAGCCTTGCTCTCTAATGAAGTCTAAAGTAACACCATTTACTCCAAAACTTGTGTTTGGAAAAAAGGATGTGTGATCTGCTACTTGTAAGTCTTGATTTGCTATAAGCATTTTTTACCTCGTTGGGAAAGCCGCAGTTGGTGCGGTAAAGTTTGCCGTGTATCTTGCTACACCTTTGGTAATTCGCAGGTCTTCTATATAGCCATTAAAAGCAGAACCAGCAGTTCTGTCTGCGCCTACATACAATGAGTTTGTTTGACTAAAGTTAGTAGCAGAAGTTCCTGTTCCGTCATTAGTTCCATTTATATATATTTTTGTTTGATTTGTTCCTGTTGTAGAGCGAACAACAGCAATATGATACCAAGTGCTAACTGATAATGTTCCCGTAGAAGTTATTGCAGTTGTTGTGTCAGTAAATACAACTTGATTACTTGAGTTTATAGATAAAAGCCAACCAGTTGTTCCTGTTCCTTTTCCTACAATTCCTCTAGCAGAACCTACCGCATTTAAATATATCCATCCTTCAATAGTGAATACTGCTTCATTGAGTGTGATATTTACATTACTAGGCAATAACAACCAATCACCAGTTCCATCAAAATACATGGAACTTGGACTCCATTTGTATTCAGTAGTAGACACTTGAGCGTTACCAACTGTCACCATATCATTTAAAGCAGTAGCATCATAAATACCAGCATTGGTAGCATTTAAAAGTAATGAAGTATTTGTGACGGCTGTAGTTGGTGCGGTTGGAGGTGTAAAATTGGAAGTGTAAAGGGCTGTACCATTTATAACACGAACATTTGAAATATAACTAGTAGTTTTAAAAGTACCAGTTGATGTAGCACCTATACCAATGGCAGAATTGCTTACATTAGTTGTGCGTGTAAAAGTATTAAGAAGAATTCCATTTTTAAATACTCTGTGTGTAGTTCCAGACCTTGTCCATGTAACATAACTCCATTCATTTAATCTTAATGGAGATGATGTTGCTCTATTACTTTCCACAGATGTTGTTGCGTAAATAAAACCGCCTTGTTCACCAAAAGATAATGCGGTAGATGTATTTGTTGCTCCACCAGCGTGTTGAGCATAACCAGTAATGGTAGCTAAAGCTAATGGGTAAATCCAATATTCAACAGTAAAGTCACCCGTACCAAAATTAAATGCTGTTGAACTACTTGAATTACTTATGTAATCCGTACTACCATTAAAATATAGGCTACCACCATTAACGCTTATGCTATATGAAGAAGTTGGTGCAAAAGGACTTGAAGGTTGTATTAAAGGAGTCCCTGCAAGAGTCAAAGTAAAATTATTACTTGAGTTATCTACAAAAAAATTAGACTGACAAGTAAGTAGCCTTGTATTTGTTATGGCTGTAAGCGGTATAGTGCTTGGAGTAAAGTTAGAAGTATAAATGGCTGTGCCTATTACAAATCTTAAATTAGATATATAACCATTAAAATCTTCTGTTGCGCCTCTATTTTCTCCAATTCTTGCTTCTGTGGTTTGATTAAAGTCGGTGCTAGATGTTCCCGTTCCGTCATTTGTTCCGTTAATATATAGTTTCAATTGATTTGACCCAGTACCTTCTCTAACTACAGCAACATAAGTCCATGTATTTGCTGGAATAGTACCTGTAGAATCAATGTTAGTAGATGTGTCTGTAAATCTTAAAGTATTTGATGAGGTAATTCCAAATACAAATCCTGTAGGTGTAGCCGCTCCTTTTGCAAAAATAGTATGAGCAACATTAACAACATCACGATAAACCCACGCTTCTAATGTAAATGCGCTTGTTCCAGCCCTTAAATTTGCATTGTCAGCTATTGTTAATCTAGTGTTAGTTCCATTAAAGTAATTACTCCAATATCCAGCCGCTTTGCTAAAAGGTGCGTATGTGCCTTGCGTTGCACTTCCGTTACGAGTAAGACCAAAGTTATTTGTACTTGAATCTATAAACGTATTGTTTTGCGCTCCGTTAGTACCAGTATCGTTTAGCAATAAGACTGTATTTGGAAAATACTGGTCTGTTGCCGCACCAGCCGCTACTGCCTTACCTGATTTACTTGCCGCCAACATTAGTAGTTCTGTCCAATAGTTGCTCCAAACCAACTTGTTCCATCACTAAAGAAAGAGAAGATGTCTCTTTTGCTTGCTGTTGATGTAATTGTTGGGGCAGTAGCAGAAGACCACACAACAGTTGACCAAGTTACTGTTCTACTACCAGTACCATCTTGAGCCAATATCATCACAAAACTTTTACCAGCCGTTGCTGTTGGCATTGTGATAGTTGCATTTCCAGTAAGTGTTAATTGCTGAACTGTTCCATTTGCCAAATCTACTGTTATAGACGTACCTGTATTAGCAGAATACAAGGTTTCTATGTAGTTTGTAATGGTTGGATTGGTTAGCGTTTTGTTGGTTAATGTCTCAGTACCTGTATAGGTAACAATAGAAGCACTAGCCAATGAGGTTGCACCAGTTCCACCATTTGCTATTGGCAACGCAGTACCAGACAATGTAATTGCCAATGTGCCACTTGTTGTTATTGGTGAGCCAGCAACAGATAAGAATGATGGGACAGTTGCCGCAACGCTAGTAACAGTACCTGTTGCAGAATCATTGGAAGTAATCGTAAAGTTAGGATATGTTCCAGTAACGCTAGTCGTACCCGCACCCGTCAATGCCACAGTTTGATCTGGTGCAGAGTTGGTGATTGTAAAGTTAGGATACGTGCCACTTGTGCTAATTCCCGTTCCCGCAGTTAAGGCAACTGTTTGGTCAGGAGAAGAATTAGTAATAGTGAAATTTGGGTATGTTCCGCTTGTGCTAATTCCTGTGCTTGCCGTTAAAACTACTGTTTGGTCAGGCGCAGAGTTTGTAATATTTAATGTACCAGATGTAGTAATTGGGCTACCAGTAATACTGATGCCTGTTCCAGCAGATGCAGCTACTGAAGTAACCGTGCCAACCGATGCCGCACCAGTTTGCCCATTAACAGAGGTAACTAAATTACTTTGATCAATCTTTTCCCAGACTGATCCATTAAACATTAACCAATCGCCAATTTGCCAATCAGTTATGCCGTTTAAATTAGTAGAACCAGCAGTTGCCGTAATGTAGTAGTAGCCATTTACACCAACGCTACTAACCAATGTAGGCGTATTTGTTGTTGCGTTCCAAGTGCCTTGATAACTTAAACCACCATAAACTGTAGACCATACTAAATTTGTTCCATCTGAGCCAATGACTTTATTGGCATTACTTGTTTTTAATTTAACAAGATCACCAACTTCTACAAGTTGAGCTTGCCGATCAAATAGTTTGTCATCTCTACCGCCACCACCGCCACCAGTTGGCATGGTGAACCACTTACCCCAGACGCCTGGCTCAGACTCAAACCTAAGCATCAAGCCTTTTTTCTCATGCTTTGGCATTGGACCTAACTCACCCTGCGGTCCAGGTGGTCCCATAAAACCA